CATCCCTTATACACCATCTTATTCAACTGTGGTTGATGAAGAACTCGATTTCTTTGTGGCCACCGATAGTCCTGGTAAAGGAAATATCGAGGATAATTTGTATGCCTTATATAAGTTAGCTCGTGGAGCTAAAATTAGTTTTTCTTATGAAGGACTTAACTACCAATTTAACTCCGGTAAGGAAGAAGGTAGAATAGATCCAGAAGTAGAAGAACTCATAGAAGAGGTTAAGAAAGGAATGTTTCGAACACATTTTGGTAAATGGTGGAAGGGTTATTTAGCGGGTATGATCATCACAGCGTTCGGCACGATGATTGTCACTTATGTCCTTACGCGTACATCCGTAGTAGAGATGCACTCAAAAGGAAAAAATAAAGGCCGCATTCAATATAGGCGCGAGTCCGCTCGTGCTCGTAATTCAAATAAAAATCGCAATTATGCAGAATCTGACATATCGGGAGATTATAAAGATGTTGTTCAGCAGTTAATTGCTTATAAAACTAATGGAGGAGGACTTCTCGGTTTTATGGATTATTTGGATAGAAAGGTTGATAATGGAGAACTAACGGACCAACAAGCTTGGACGTTGTCGAGGAATGCTCGAGACTATTATACAACTGATAACAAAGAATGGATGGCTTATTATACGAATAGGTATAGGGATGATGCTCAATACAGAGAAGAAGCTAAGAAAGCGATGTACGGAGTCAAGACTGCTGGTGGAAAAGCCAATTTGTTTTTGAATCATGGTGCGTACCCTAGTGGTCCGGCCGTAGTCGTTGAAGAAGCTTCTGGTAAACCTGCCACAACTACCGCAGAAGGTAACGTTTCTGTTACTGTCACGGAAGAAGCGTTGTTGCGCACAGCGTCCTGTGTGAAATCAGGAACGTTTGACTCTTTACCCGGAAATATTAGTATTGGCAGAAAGATTTATAATAACGGCTCTGGCTATCATAATTCTGTCGGAGTTGGTCTCTTAGTTTGCCTGCAAGGAGAAAGGTATATTCTCACAGCAGATCATGTCTTTAATTCTTTTAATCAAGGTCAGAAGATATCAATAGTACAAAAGAAATTGTTGTCGGACGGAACAAATGCTCCGAAGGCTACAACCTTACAATTGGAAATTGATTTCAATCCGAAAACTCTTGTTAAAGGAAAAGGGGACATTGTTTTGTTACCTTTCAAAGGTGCAGGATTTAGACAATATAGTGGTAAGTTCCACACTGGAGATTTATATAAAGGAGAAGTAGTTTGGTATCCTGGCAGATCTAGAGCTGGGACGGTCGCTAAACAGTCATCTCATAATAAATTTACCTATTCTATGGATGCTTGGGGAG